CCTCCTGACGAGCGGCAACTACAACAAGGAGGAGGAGAAGATTGTTGGCGGCAAGAACGGCTATGGCGCCAAGCTCACCAATATCTTCTCTCACACCTTCTCGGTTGAGACTCGCTCCCCTAGCCATGGACTCCGCTACTCTCAGACGTGGCGGAACCACATGCTTGTGTGTGAGAAGGCCTCCGTGAAGAAGGATGCTGCGAAGACTGGGTTCGTCAAGATCACCTACCAGCCCGACCTCAGCCGCTTCGTCGGCCTGAATGTGGAGGAGATGCTGCTTGTTCTTCGCACTCGCTGCTTGGAGCTGGCCGCCCTCGCTGGCAAGGATGTCAAGGTCTCCTGGAACGGTGAGACGGTTGCGACCAACACGTTCGAGAAGTTCGTCCGCCTGTTTGTGCGGGATGGCGCCGTCCTCGCGTATGAGAAGTGCTCGGAGCGCTGGGAGGTTGCTGCCGTCCTGACGCGGACTCTCTTTGACGATGAGGACAATGCCGCAGATGAGAAGCACGTCAGCTTCGTCAATGCTGTCAACACTCGCAAGGGTGGTAAGCACGTGGACGCCGTTATGCGCACGGTTCTCGGCGACTTCTGCGAGCTTGCGACCAAGAAGAAGAAGCTGGACATCAAGGTGGCGCAGCTCAAGGACGCGGTCATGTTCTTCGTCAATTCCACGATTGTGAATCCGTCCTTTGATTCTCAGACGAAGGAATGCCTGACGACGCCCGCGACCAAGTTTGGCAGCGTCTTCAAGACGGCTGGTAAGCTTGTAGAGGGTCTCGTGAAGATTGGTCTGATGGACGAGGCACAGAGTATCTTGGATGCGAAGGCTGCCAAGGACGCCAAGAAGACGGACGGCAAGAAGCGGACAACGCTCCGTGGAATGCCGAAGCTGGTGGATGCTCTCTGGGCGGGGTCTGGCAAGTCTTCGGAGTGTACTCTCATTCTGACGGAGGGAGATTCAGCCGCCACGAGCGCCATCACAGGTCTCAAGGTGGTGGGAAGGGAGGCGTGGGGTGTCTTTCCTCTCAAGGGTAAGATGCTCAACGTCCGCGACGTCAGCGCCGACAAGTTCAGCAAGAACGAGGAGTTGACCGCCATTAAGAAGATTCTGGGTCTGGAGCAGGGTAAGGTCTACAAGGATCTCAAGTCCCTCCGCTATGGACGCGTGATGGTGATGGCCGACCAGGATTTGGACGGGTCTCATATCAAGGGTCTCCTGATGAATCTCTTCCACACGGAGTGGCCTAGCCTGATGAAGGCCGGCTTCGTCTGCTCTCTCATGACACCGCTACTCAAGGCGTCTCGGCGGGGCGACGTCGTCAGCTTCTACTCTCAGGGCGAGTTTGACACGTGGAGGGCGACTCATGATCCGAAGGGCTGGACTCTGAAGTATTACAAGGGATTGGGCACCAGCACGCCTGAGGAGGCGCAAGAGTGGTTCCGCGCTCTCCACGAGATTAAGTATCAGTGGGACGAGAGCACCGATGAGAGCCTCTCACTCGCCTTCAGCAAGAAGCGGGCAGACGACCGCAAGAAGTGGCTGGCAGGCTATGATCCGCAGCGCCTCTTGACGGTGGGCAAGGGTGGGGCGGTTGACTACAGCCAGTTTATCAACGACGAGCTCATCCACTTCAGTAACGCTGACAATATCCGTTCTCTGCCGCATCTGATTGACGGTCTCAAGCCGTCGCAGCGCAAGATTCTGTTCGGATGTCTGAAGCGTGGCCTGACGTCCGAGATTCGCGTGGCGCAGTTGGCAGGCTATGTCAGCGAGCATGCGGCCTATCACCACGGTGAGGCGTCTCTGACGGGCGCTATTACGAGCATGGCGCAGACCTTCGTGGGCGCGAACAATATCAATCTGCTCGCGCCTGTTGGGCAGTTCGGTTCTCGTCTCATGGGCGGCAAGGACGCTGCGTCGCCGAGGTATATCCACACACACCTGGAGCCGATTGTTGGGACAATCTTCCGCAAGGAGGACAATGGCATTCTGAAGTATCTGGATGACGATGGCCTGGCCGTGGAGCCCGAGTGCTATTGGCCCGTTCTGCCTATGCTGCTTGTAAATGGCTCTGTGGGTATCGGCACGGGCTTCAGCACGGACATTCCGCCGTTCAACCCGAACGATATGATCGCGCTGCTGCGGGACAGGCTGGAGGGGCGGCGGGAGTCTCTCGCGAACCTTGCCCTTCAGCCATGGTGGCTCGGTTTCCGTGGTCGTATGACGATGCCGTCAGATGGTGTATGGCAGACGCGCGGACTCTATGCCTTTGATGACGAGAAGAAGATTGTCAGCATCACGGAGCTTCCTGTGGGCACGTGGACGAACGACTACAAGGCCTTCTTGGACGAGATGTGTACCAACAAGGATATGGAGGCGGGGAAGATGGAGGATGGCAAGCCTGTTCTTATCAACTACGACGACCTCTACAACCACGTGGATGTCCGCTTTGACCTTTACCTGGATTCCTATTACTATGAGGAGGCCAAGAGGAACCCTGGTGAGTTCGAGAAGCGGTTCCGTCTGACGACGACGTGGCGCACGAGCAACATGGTGTGCTTTGACACGAACACAAAGATTGTGCGCTATTCGTGTGTGGGCGACATTCTGGAGGCGTTCTTCGGGCCTCGTCTGGCAAAGTATGAGGAGCGGCGGCAGAGCGAGATGGACCGGTTGCGCGCGGAGGCGATGGAGGCGGATGCGAAGGCGCGGTTCATTCGAGGTGTGCTAGAAGGGACTATCGAGCTACGGCGGGCGAGTGATGAGGCCATCGTGGCGGCGATGAAGGCGCACGAGCTGCCTCCCTTGTCGGGTAAGAAGGACATTGAGGACGTAGACAGTTACGACTACCTACTCCGTCTGCGTATGGACCGTGTGAAGGCGGCGGCGGTCGCGGAGGCAGAGGAGCTGGTCGCAAAGGCGCGGACCGCAGTGGAGGCTCTGGAGGCCACCAGCGCTTCCAAGATGTGGTTGCTGGATCTGTCGGACTTTGAGAGGGTGTGGCTGCGGGTCAGAGAGGAGCGTGAGTTTGCTCTGGTGAACGGTGGTGCTGCTGCGCCGAAGAAGCGGAAGATCAGGGTGGTCGCGAAGGTCTAATCTAAACACCGAGGTCGGCCGCATGGACCCATAACATCTGTATCAACAAACGGTTTTTCATTAAATACATAGATGTATTTATCGAAGGCCTGCTTCACAAAGAAGAAGGATATTTGATCCTGTATACCGCATTCTTTGATATTCTCATACCAAGAAGCGTCAAGCGCCGCCATCTGTGGATGTGCCATATTGCGCAAAAGTAAATAACATGTGCCATGTTTTGGTACCGTGCTACTGAATCCCCTGTCCAGTTGTTTATTAATATAAGACTGATAATGCTCACTGTCCTTCTTATATCTCTCTTGGGTCATGGACTCGTCGTATTCCTTCCAGATGTTGGGTTGGACCCACTGATGCTCTCTAAGCAAGAGAGCGTAGTCTTGATCTACAAAATAGTTTTCAATCATATCTTCAATAAAGTCCTCTGAGACCTTGGGCACTTTGCTGTCAAAAAAACATGTGTATTTGTATTGATTCAGGATGCTATTCTTATCAGGTAGAACTTTCACCTCCTTTCCCATCATACAGCTTGCCACGATGTCCGTTGTTACAGGTTTGTCTTTTGTGTCGTGGACGGGTATCCACCCAGACGATTCTATCTGCTTTAACATTGTGGGGTTGTTTGTGAAGTAATAGCAGTCGTACTTTGTAGAGGGGAGAGGTGGTACTTTGAATGCGACGTTGTCATTGCTTCCGTAGAAACAGGTGTAGAATGCGAGGTATTGATTCTTGCTGGTGAAGCCGTCTTTTTGGGGGTATGCGATATAGATGAGGAGACATATCAATATGAATACTATTAGAAGATACTCCATCTATTACGAGTCTTTTTTTAAAAAATTGATTCAGAGATTTTAATCTTATACAAGAGTAAATGGGATATATATACCTTATAACAAATACGGTTAATGGAAAAAGATATGTTGGACAGACACAGAGGGAAGATATTGAAAAGAGGTGGAAAGAACATAAAATATGTGATAAATATACAATAGGAAGATGTCTCTTAAATGCGTATAAGAAACACGGTGTTGAGACATTTAAGTTTCAGATAATTTGTATATGCTTTGATGGAGATTGTAATAAGTTTGAAGATGAATATATAAGAAAATATAACACATTATCTCCAAATGGATACAATTTAAAAAGTGGTGGAAGTCATGGAAGACATCATCCTGAAACAATAAAGCTTATCTCAGAAAAACTAAAGGGTAGGCAACTAACCCCCGTTACAGATGAAATAAGAAGAAAAAACAGTGAGGCAAAGATGGGGGATAAAAATCATAATTTCGGTAAATCAATTACGGAAGAGAGAAGAATGAAACTCAGTAATTCTATCAAAAAAATATGGCAGGAACGGAGGGATAATGGAACATTTGATGAATGTATTAAAAAAATAAAAGATAGTTCTACTTCAGTCTTCCAGAAAGGACGCATTTCTTCAAAAAGAAAAGCAGTTGGAAAATATGATGATAAAGGATCTCTTCTTGAAACATATCCCAGCACTGTAGAGGCGGGTTTAAAAATGGGAATAAGTTCTTCAACAATTGCTTGTGTTTGTAGAGGTGTTAAGAGTTATAAAACAGCAGGAGGATTTAGTTGGAAATTCTTATGAAACCAATGATTGATATCATAAAAAAGAATTATATACTGACGGCGGGGCTCGAACCCGCGGCTACAGGCTTAAAAGGCCTGCGTTCTACCAACTGAACTACGCCAGTAAATATGACTCCTCCACCAGGTTCTTTTTGTAAGTGCCGGCCGAGGCCAACCCTTAGGGAATAGAAGAACCAAACTATTTTACACTCAGCGGGAATCGAACCCGCGTATCTACATTGGAAGTGTAGCATTCTACCACTGAATTATGAGTGTTGGTTCCGATACCGGGAATTGAACCCGGGCCAAGGCTGTGAAAGAGCCCTATCCTAACCACTAGACGATATCGGA